GTAACTGAATAGAGAAACCCAGAATTATACTCTGTTGTTCGTATAGATTCTGTAATAATTGTGGAAGTTTCTGTTCGGCTGGTAGAACTGCCCTGTGTGAAATTTGGAATAACTGGAACAGCGTAGCAAGGAGCAGATATAACAAAACCAAGAAGAAGTAGCCTCCTCATTCGATAGTAAGATCAACGACAAACTGACCTGTCATCACGATACCAGTTCCCGTTCCTGGTGTCAGGGTAATTGTATGGTTGTCTATTCCTACTGTTGCTGTGCCCACGCTTCCAGCACTTGTGCTTGTTAAATCCGAAAAATTTGGCACAGTACCTACTGTAACTGCACTACCTGGTGTGGCATCTCCTTCTAAAAAACTGGTAGAAAAACTGAAGGCTTCGCCACTGGTCGCTTGCGTAGCAGAAGGAAAAGTTACTGCTGGAACTCCATTGGTCACAGATCCGAAACCACCTATAGTAGCTGCTGAGTTAGAGTCTACAGTTGTTACATTATTACCTGAAATACTATATGAACTACCAATCTTATCGGCTGTGCTTGCAGCAGACAGTGACTCGAATTTTACACTAGACGAGATACTGTGGTTCATATCCGCATAAGCTGGTGCAGATACAAGAAAAATAAAAGGTATAAGTTTTTTCATTTGATTCCAGCTTTATTGTCTTTATTAGATACTACATTAAATGGCCTCTTTTTGCCATTTGCGTTGTTTTTCACCTGTAATCCCATATTTGACATTACTGCTGACAGCAATCCAGCAGCGAATGTGGTGTCAATTTGCTTGTTTGAATTTCCAAAATACGCAAAAGAAATTACTGATAAACTCCAAAAAAGTATAATCATCTGGACAAAATTTGAGATAAGAGAAGGACCATCTTTTTCTTCTTTCTCTTCTACTTGTGGGTCGGTTTTTGGGTCTTGAGTTGCCATAATCTTAGTGATATACTATAAATATAAGGATTGAGGCCAAATTTGGCAAATAGCGGTAAGGTAGAAGTAGACACTACATACAAATGGTAAAAATTTTAAAACCTATTCTTCTTGTATTTATTAAGTCCAAGGCAATGAAAAGATTAATTATGGATCTGTTAAAAGCAATAGCCAAGCAAACAGACAACAGTATAGACGATCAGGCAGTGGACTTCATAGAAGCCAGAATGTTCCCAGGATCTACAACAAATCTTCAATGATATGAGAGATAGAGGCTTTATGAAAATGGTTTTTGGGAACTTAGATCCCGAAACAGAGTTAACAGTAGAGCTACGATGCAGGGAAGTAAAGGCTTGTAATGATATAGACAAGATAAAGGCTTTTTGTATTGACCTTATGAAAAACCATGCAAAAAGTGAAACTGTACTATCTCATGCACTGCTTCGTTTAGTAGAGCTAGAAGTGGCCCTGTCTGACCTAAAAGCAAAAGAAAAAGCAAGAGAAAAGTCTAATCGTATAAAATTGCTGCTTCAACGTCTGCGTGAGAAAATTGACTAAGCAGTTTTTTATGTACTTGGCTTATTTGAAAGTTATATTTAGTTAACTCTAGTTTTTGATTAACAGATAACTCATAATTACCCTCGTATGTAACGGAAGCTGTGTAATCATCTTTTATATTTATATGATGTTCTACTCCTCTAAGCGTGTAATCTAAGAAGGTACGCATAAGCTGTTTACACTTCCATTCTTTTATCTTTTTAAGGTTACGCTTATCTTGTGTACTTCTTGAAGTTGGTTTCATGCTTTGTTAGCTTTCCTGCCTTCTATTCTTTTACGCACAGATTTCTGCCATACAACTATATCTTCTGCTTTAGCCATATCATAAACAGATTTAGGGTATGCTCGCTCCAGTTCTGAGTAGATTAAGTTTCTAACCCAGGCTGTAGCTTTTATACCCTCCTTATCTGCCAACTCTTGAGCCAAACTAGCTCTGTTTGGATCGACTAATACTTGAAAATAAGTTTTGTTGCCGTGAACGATAGCCATGAAATAACCTGTCTTGTACTACTCTAGCACAAAACCTGAAATAAGCAGCTAATTATACTAAAAACCTTCAGGTTTATTTAGTTTAACTTTGGGTTTTTTCTTTATGGGTCTACGCCTTCTAATTTTTATTTTTGGATTTTTACCCATGTACTCCATAAAGACATTAGGCATTTCTCCAAATTCAGTGGTTCTTTTACTCATTAGTGCACCTCCCTCCATGTTTTACCTGTCTGTACTTCAGCCAGTGCAGGTATCTCACCTAGCCATAAAGATTCAGATAATTCCATAATTTCTTTTAGTGTTTTAGCCCACTCTTCTGCGTGTTCTTCACGAACCAAAAGAAGTATCTCATCATGCACTGCTGCTGCAATTTTTACAGTATCTTCACCAGCCTCTTTGACCTTAGACCACATCTTTCCTAAAGCACATTTAAGAATTGCTGCACCTGCACCTTGTATGGGCGTGTTACATCTAACAGTAATTCTGTTAAGATCACCTTTTAGAAATCTACGCATACCAGAAACAGGAACCCTAGTCTCAGCCCAATCATCATCTTTACTTTCTTTTGCTTCAAGATAATTCTTATTCTGCCAGTCTCGAATACCACTATAGGCATTTAACCAGTTGTCACGAACTTTACCTGCTTCATCGAGCGACATCAATACGCCACTGCTACCTGCATAATTACGTAGACCTTCCGAACCAGCTCCATAAAGTAAACCAAAGTTCGCTGATTTAGCTATCTGTCTATCGCAACCCATTTGTTCAGCAGTGTAATCATGTAAATCTGCACCATCCTTAAATGCTTTTATCATGTTCTTGTCATTGGCAAGTGCAGCAGCCAGTCGTAACTCCATCTGTGAAAAGTCAGCATCAACAATAACCCAACCTTCTGGGGCCTCAACACACTGTCTAAACTCAGAGTCTCTAGGTATTTGCTGATTATTAGGTTTGATACTGGACATTCTTCCTGTATCTGCTCCAAGTTGCATATAAGATGCTCTAACAAAACCATCATCAGCCATTTTCTCCTGGATACTGGCAAGCATCTGTCTACGCTTCTCTGTCTTTTTCCAATTCATAAGTGTTTGGATCGTTTCAGAATCAGCAGCACATTTACGCAATGCTTCTCTAGACACAGACTTTTTACCATTACTATCTGTAGGAGAATAACCTAGTAATATCTCTAACTTTTCTAATAACTGTTTAGAACTTTTTATGTTAAAACCTTTGTACTTTTTAGTGCCTAAACGAATAGATCCCTCGTCTTTCGCACGTAAATTAAAATCTCCATCTTCATCCCGTGGTAGTTTATGCTCTTCTGGTAAAGCATTATCTAGCTCACGTATAAACTCGTTACCCATTTCTTTAGCATCATCTTCATAATCTATAAGACATTGCTCTAATGATTCTTTATTCCAAGGTAAACCAGTTCTCCACATCTGAGCCATAGCTGGGAGTGCATTACATTCCAAAGTAAATGCTTTGCCCAGTCTAGCTGAGGCAATCTTGTAATTTAATGTGGCATCAAGTTCAAGTAATACTTCAATATCAGTAGCAGCATACTCAAGCTGTTCTTTAGTTAGTTTTTCTAAACTCCAGTCTGATCTTTGTTGTTCCTTAGATACTTCTCTATTTAGATGACGTAAAGCTACATCAGCTAAACCGTGTTTAACTTGAGGAATACCATTAGTAAGTAATCTACTGGCTATCATGCTGCATCTAACAAGACCACTAGGATAGATGTCATGTTCCTGCAACCAGCCAAGATCAAACACTGCATTGTGGGCAAGCCAGTGTCTCTTCATGCTGCCAAAGAAACGTATAAGATAATCCCAATCTTTATCTACTAAGTCAAAGCAGTCTATCACCACAATGGATCGTGATGAATAGCTGCCTAGTTGAAGTAGACGTAACTTACCTTTTTCTGGTTGTAGTTGTAAGGTTTCAGTATCAAACGCAATGCTGTGTGCTGTATGAAGTCTGTAAAGTTCTTTGATACCGTAATATACGGTGTAATTTTGTGAGGCCATGGAAGGACCAAATAAACTGCATTACTACTGTAGCACAATAAATTTAAACTGCATAGTGTTTTCTAATATAATCTGGTATTTCACTATGTAAACCTTTACCCTGTAGCTCTGAAACTAGACCAACCCATTTTAATCTGTATGCACCTGTTACCTCTTTGTAAGACTGTCCTAAGTAAATGCGTCTGCAAGTTTGGTAATCAATATGCCAGGTGCTAGGAATATGAGTTTTAAGTAGATGAGCTAGTGAATACTTAGCAGTCTTATTATTGTTTCTATAATGGTTATTTCTGTGCCACTTAAATACAAAATCCAGTAAACAACTAACTTTACCTTCATCTATCCTGGATCGTACTCTTCTAGCTTCTCTTTCTGGTGTCTTGTTTTTCCAGTTAAGAGGTGCTTCCTGTTGAGTGGGCAATACAGTTTTGCTTAACTTTACAGGTATAGTCATTTCAACTACAGGTTCAGCAACCACAGCTACGGGTGCTGGCTTTTCAGTCTTTTTTGAATGAATAGCTTTCAGTTGTTCATTACTAAGAGGCTTTACATTTATTTCTCTAGATATATGAGAGAATTGATCTTTTGTTAATGTAATAATCCACTTGTTAATAACATCGTCATTCTCTTGCTGAAAAGAAATGTTAATTAAATTATTCTTTTCTTCGACTTTGGTTACTTTACCATCCTCAAAATTTACTTCTGATTTATTAGTCAGAATCTCTGTATGCCTTAGTTCCATAAATATTTGTACTTTTGGGCTTTTATTAATCTAGCACAGCAGTAAATTATGTCCAGCTATTAATTCTTTTTTCTAACAAATCTGTATTAATTACAGTTCTGACATCCACATCAAATCCACAATTTATAGCTGTCATAATCTGATTATTCATTTCATTTATAGAGTAATAATCAACCTGATGTACACAGTGCACTCTTCCAAATTCATCGTACTCAGTGAACCTAACAGTAGCTATTGGACCGTCTTTTGGAGCATATAGTTTCTGGATGGTGAGGCTTACATTTCTGGTGTGCATAGCTATTCTTTTACGTATTGAAGTTGTGGGGGTACAGGTAAATTATATCTTTCTAAATATACTTTACACACATAAGGTTTGTAAAAACCTACGGTCCATCTGCCCTCTCTATCTTTTTTAATGTCATAGCCTAGTTCTCGGCTTAGGTTAGATAATTCACCTCCAAGAACTTTATTACTTTGTAAATCTCTAGGAAATCCACACATTGTTGCAAGCATAAGAGCAGTCAATCTACCCTTACAATCTTTTAAATTTTGAACTTCCTCGTAAACAAAAGCTAGTTCTTCCTCTAGCTCTGCACATTTTTTGTCTGTCTGATCTACTTTGTAATTAAGAACTTTATTATCGTTAATTACGTTAGCCAGTACTTTATCGTGCATTGCAGCAGCCCGTACTATCAGCTCCATATTCTCTTCGTGTTTGTTAGACATACGATAAGTTTTCTCCTACTTTAGTACACTAATAACTATAAGTCTATAAGTTTATTTTTGCCTTCTAAATCATCTCTCATTATATCTATTTTTTCATCACTATTTACCTTACTAATCCCATCAATTCCCCAGAATTTTTCACAATCCTCTATATACCCACGGGGGTCTGTGTATAAAGGTCCTTCCGTTCCAACAGAAAGGGTTTCAACAACATCGGGCTTTGTAGAAAGGTCATCTTTGTATAAAGTCTCCTGACCTTTATCTGGACTTTTTACAATCTCTGACTTTTTACAATCTTCATTGTTATTCAAATCAGTTCCAGTATCAGGGTTTTCTGCTTTATACACACTATTACGGGGTGTCAAGGAAAACTGTCCTTTTTTGGTCTTTCCTATAGCTCTGTAATACTTAGCAGGTCTACCCCCTGTTTTAACGTCTGATGGTGGAATACATTCATAAATTAATTTCTGATCTGATAGTTTATTAAGGCTATAAACTATGGCACGTTTTTTGTGCATACCTCCAACAAAAGGATCTTCGACTAATTCTTTAACACACCATGCTTTATCCTCCTTACGCATAAGTTTAAGAATATCAATCGTATGCTGGTTGGGTGAATCAAGTACTCTTTCATTGGTTCGCTCAGGTGCAGGGTTAATTGTGTACGAATAGTCAGGTAATAGAGTAAACAGCATTTTCAATCCTTCCCTATCTTCTCTTGATTTTTCTATAGTTACCATTCTTGTATTTTGCGTAACTCCCATTTCAGCAGCATCGTTCATAGATAACTTACGCATATTCCAAGTTTCATCTACAGCATTTTTGATAGCACTTGTACCTCTAAACTTACCTTCCTTTGTATTGTGGTGAATGATAACTATTGAACAAGCAGGAAAATCCTGACCATTTCTCCTAACTAATTTTTTGATAGGTAGAGCATACTCTCTCCTGTTCTCTTCGTAAGGGTTGCTGTCATTACAACCATCTAAACTATCAATAACAATAAGATCATAAGCATACTTCTTTTGCATCCTTTTAAATCTTGCATACCACTGCATATCCCACTCAGTAATTACTTTTACATTTTTATCACAACCAATTAATTTCATCTGCCTACGTAATATTCTCTCGTTTTGATCGCCATTCAACCAGAGAACTTTACCTACTGGTACGTTTACCAAACTTCCATAAACATTAAAATCTTTACCCTGTCCAATATGTTTAGCCAAGGTTTGGCACATAGCAGTTTTACCAGTACCACCATCTGCATGAACTAATAAAGTCCAAGGTTTTGGTAGTAATCCTGGAATCAAATACTCAAAAGGTGTGTCATCCAACTCATCAGGTGTAAGAGGTTTCTGCCCTTTAGTCCTCTTAAACATTTCATGTTTATCAATTATCTGTTCAATAATTGCAGCATTGGCCCGCTTACATTCCATAGCCAATTTATGCACAGCTTGATCGTGCATGGCTGGATCTTCATTTTCTGGATTAGCGTCTATCTCGTAGTAACGCCTTATAATATCTGCACCATCTGGTATATCTTCTTTGTATTTAAGAGGAATAGCTTGTACTTCATCAATAATTTTATCTAAACCAGTATGCTTAAATCTTTTTCTATCTGGATCAGCGTCATCCGCTAAATCAATAAGGTGAGACATATTATACCTAGCACCATCATTACGCCATGCTGCATACCATCTTCTTTCACAGGGATCCTCACCATTTTCCCAACAATGCTCATAGTCTGGATCTTTCTTTGACCATTCTCTCCATAAGTTAAGACCCTCTTCATTAGGCAATTCATTATTAATCATTGCTCCTATCTCCCACCAGTAGTCCTCACTATTTGGGCCAGTGTATTTAATAACACTTAAGCAACCAGTTATTATGGCAACTTTCTCTTCAGTGGATCGCTTAGACCATCTATTATCTACATACTTTATATTTACGTCTTGATGTTTCTTTTTGTACTGATCCTTCATACGAGATAGCAACCACTCTGGAGCATCTGGTACTTCAAACAGATTACCTTCTAATTTATATTTACCTTTTCCTACACTTTCCTTATAGTATTCGCCAGCTATTACACCTTGTCCTCCCCATAAGACCTCCCATCCTTCATGTCCAGCAGCAGTATGGCTTATGGAATCTACCTCAGACCAAAGTTCTTGTGGTACTTTAAATAAAAATTTTGCAGCGTTTTTCTTTAATGAAGTTACTTTTGGAGCGTGTTTAAGGTCCTTGCCCCACTTTTTGTTTATTGCACCTAAGTTTTTATCAACGTCAAAAATTACTAGACCATCTGATCTCTGTCCAGTGAATACACCAATAGCTTTATACTTATCTGGTTCTTTTTCAATCATCAAAGCAGAGTCGCTTGCTGATAGTTTCTCTCTCCACGCTTTACCGTAGGGAACCTTACCATCAGAAAAAGTGTCTGGTCTGGAATTATCTTTTTTAGGAAGTAGTACTCCTTGTGCGTATATAGGACAAGTTACCCAGTTGTCAGGGATTTGTGGAATAAAACTTTTTTTACTCATGTGCTAGAATACCTACTGAAACAGTTTGTTTTTAAACCCTCAAGGTTCACCGATCTTGGGGGTTTTCTTATTGTAACCTATTGCCATTCATTTGTCATTGTGCTACATTAAAAGAGCACTAGACTTTTAAGTCACTACGCAATTATGCCTTTTGTTTCAAAAAGAGCCAGTGAAGATGCTTCCAACTCTGGAAGTTCTAGAGACGGCTACCTAAATCCACACAACTTAGATGATGGCGACAAAGTTCGCTTCAGTCTACTCCAAGAAGCACCTTGGGAATGTTTCTTGTTATGGGGTCATGAAGATGGCAACATAAAAGCTAAAAAACCATTCAGATTTGCTGATGATCCTAGCCCAGAGGATATAGACCATAAACTTGGTGAAAAGTATGTAAGACCATTGAATAGGGATGGTACTGCACCTGAGCCAGTTAAGCTAGAGCAATGTGTGGCTGTTTACAACCACGAAATGGAAAGAGTACAGGTTCTAGCCTGGACACAGAAAACCATTACAAGTGCCTTTGATGCAATTAGTCAATTAGAGGATTATGAAGATTCTTTCTTAGACATTGATTTCATCCTATCTCGTAAGGGTACAGGAACTAATACTGAGTACAACCTTACACCTCTTAACAGAAAGAAAGGCTTGACTACCACTATTGATGAAGAGTGGGAAAAAGTTAAAGAGACTTTCAAGTTAGAAAGACTCTTAGATGGTGGTGATCCATTCAAAGAATCTGAATAACACACTAAATCTGGGGTCACCTTAGTTGACCCCTTTCTTTTTTATGGTATTTTAATAATGGGAACGTGTATTTATTATCCATTCATGGGAACGCTAGACAAACAAAATGCCTTAGCATCTCTCAGAAAATGGAACCTCATTCAAGACAACAGTGGACCGTACAGAGTATATAGGGATGAAAAGAACAATGTATATTCCAGCGTAACTCACATACTAAAAGAAACCGCACCCCAAGAATCTAAAGATGCACTTGAAAGATGGATTAAACGACCTGACTCAGAAATGGAACGTGACGTTGCCTGTGAACGAGGTCGACTATCACACTCACATGCCGAGTATATCCTCAAACTCGCTTCAAAGTTTGCTAGGCAAAGTGCTAATAAACGGAATATCTGGCGTACTGGATCGGATGGACTCGAAAGATGCCCCAAGAAAGTCACACAATGGAGCCTTTCAAAGGCAGCTCAATCTGCCCCGAAGGTTGCATGGTCAGCCAGTGGCTACGCCAGAGGCTTACGGTCTTTCATCCTGGAACGTGTAACCGCCATTCATGCAGTTGAATTTTCGGTATATAAAGAAGGATTTGGATTTGCTGGTACAGCAGATGCTCTAGTGGATATTGATGGAGATGGCCCATTCATAGTCGACTGGAAAACAGCTAAAGAAGCTAGGTCAGACCAGATGGTGGAACAATTCTGTTGCCAACTTGGAGCGTACAGCCTAGGACTAAAATCCCTCACCCATATCGAACCCAAATATGGAGCTGTAATTATTGCTAGACGATCTGGTAAACCACAGATAAAAATGTTAAACCGCCTCGAACTCATAGGAGCTGAGACGGAATTTTTAAGACGAAACGAGTTGTATCAGAAACAGTTGGAACTGGTTACTGTTTAGAATATTTACCTTTTTTAATCTTCCAATCGTATTTATTTATAAGAGCATTACAGTGTACACACCCCAGTGCAGACCACGCTAAATGATAAATAGTAGCTGTCTTATTACATTTAGGACAGAGAATCTCTGCACCCGCATACCTTTTACACTTGGAATACCTAGTAATTGGAACGTAATTAGTCATTATTGAATGTTTATAGGGCTATTGGATTTAAGGATAAAATCTATATAAACCTCTTTATTACTCTCTGGATTGTAACCTAATTCTTCCAAAACAAACTTAGTAAACATTTCTTCTAAAAAGTCATTAGTTTTTTCTTCTTCAAAATCAAGATACAACCACGCAGATTCTTCATCACAGGCATGACCAATAACTAAATAATAAATTTTAGTTTTAGTCCAGTTTGGATCGTTAGTCATGGTACAAGTCCTCAATTCTTTTTTCTACACGTTTTGAGTGTTCTACATAATCAGATATATGCGAGGTATATATTTCCTCTACAGGATCTATAAACCCGTCATCTATGTGATTTAGTACAACATTTTCAGACAGTGGATCGCCTGTCGGACAAATTTCTTCATCTTCAGTATCCACAGTAACTAACAAAGTTACTAGAACTTTTTTAATCATTCTATAAACCCTATAAAAACTTCAGCATCCTGTGAGGGTGAAATACCATTCTTTGGATCGTCTGCTATCCGACCTAGTATCTTCCACAGTAAAGAAATTTCCTCATCCTTTAGTAGATGGGATTTTATAGTTGTATATTTGAAAGTGGTATGTGGTTGGTATTCCACAAATTCAATAAAATCGTTGTTAATCATAATCAGTCTCCATAGGATAGTCTTTATCTTCAACAGGCTCATCCTCTATTGGATCGCCAAATCTCCAATCTATTGCACTTTGCTCACGCTGGCTGTCCAGTGCAGACTGGTGCTTATGTAAAAATGAGTCCATAATCATACCTTTTTATAAAGTTTTAAGTGATTTGAGTAATTTTTAGCTGCATCTGTATAATTTTGATTATCTTCAGCAGTAGTGGTAGGTTTACCTAACTTGGTGGCATAGCTCTGGACTATATCCCACAGGTTATCCAGTATCACCTGTTTACGATCTATTTTCCTTTTTGGATCGTTACTTTTTTCGAGTTCCCACATGTATTCTTTCTCAGCCTCAGAGTGGTATCTGTATCCAGTACTCTCTGGAACTTTGAAATCTACATGTAAAATATCTACAATATCCTTACGGCATAGATATTTCTCTGGTGGATTCTTTTCATTTTCTCTAAAAATGTCGAGAATAAAATCAATAGCTTTTTTCTTATCCATTATTAAAATCAATAAATTTTCTAAATAATGATTCAAAAGCATTTAAGAGAACCGTCTTATTCTCTGGATCGGCTATAGAGTAACAGGCTGCAAGAGCCTGTTCAAAACTACCCCCGAACCTATCCATGTTTTGTATGGCGGTGTAAATCTCGTATTTATCCATTAACTTATCTCCTCACTGTCTAATTCCTGGATCGTTGGCTCTCTCCAAAATCCCACACTGGATGTTGATAGTAAATTATCATTATCTATTGAACATTCAATGCCAAATAGTTTACATTTCTCAACTGATTTACCATCAAAGTACTGTTCAACCCTTTCAACATTAGTAGGGTAGTTGTCCTCAGCAGTCCAACAGTCAAAACAGGCTAGTTTAGCTTCAGCCATTGTACTGGCCTCGACTTCAAAGGTCTCAATCATAGTATTATGAGTGACAACCTTAAATAATTTCTTGGGTGTGTCCATAATCGGTGTTTAATAGATCATTCATAATGTAGCACAGAAAAAATATTTTATCAATTCTCACTGATAATTCTGAGAATTTGACATTCATTATATTAGCGATAATTTAAAAATATAAATAGTTTATTGGATCGAACAATGTTATTAAAAAGTCATTCATTATTTACTGCAAAGTCAGTTACCATAAGAGGCTCTGATATATTCCTTTTACTTTGCGTACTTCAGAAACAAATATCCAATCCCAATACTAGCGATAATTTTAATTTTAGAACAGAGGTATTATTGGATCGTATTATTGCTGATATAAATTTTAAGCGTATATAGTGTTGACATTATTGTGCTACACGTGTATTGTATTTAATGTAAGCATATTTCACCCACTAAAATGCAATCATTCGATCTATCAGTTCTCAACCAGAGAATTAATCAACTCAACCCAGAGTCTAATATGGAACCACTACGCTTCGGCTATCAGGCACAGTCTAATGAAACAAGGATGCCTCATAGTGGCCTAGTAAATCCTAACCTTTCACATTTTGAAAATTTTGAAAAATTTGGATTAAACTTTGATCCCTATGCTGTTGAACTATTCCATAATATGGGAATAGATGAGGATAATGAACTCAAAATAAATGGTACGTATAACGTCACAGGTTATGAGGCCAGAGATCAACAACTATGCAAAGGCTACAAAGCAATTATCAACTCTAATACAGGTAAATTACTTGGAATAGGTAAGAAAGGTTGGACACCTTTAAATAATTCTGTAATTAGAGATATTGGCGAAAAATACGTAAATGCTGGTATTTTAACCCTAGAATCAATCACCTTACAAAACGGTGGTGCAGACTGTATCATTCAGTATGCCATTAATGGAACTGAGACAGACATCAGAAAAGATGATCCAGTTAAGAGGCGTGTTGCATTTATCAACTCATTCTCTCAAAGTACATCTTTCATGTGTAGTTTTTATGATATAAGACTTGCTTGTTTCAACCAGATGCAGTCAGTACGTAAGGATGGTAAGAACATAGTAATTAAGCATACATCCTCTATTGAAAGATTAGTTAAGGCTTTACCAGATCATATTGACTGGGCTAAATCTGATTTTACTACTACAGTTGAACAGCTCAGAGTACTTAATAGAACAGAGGCTAATGTTTCAGATTTGAAAGAGGTATTTCAATATGCCTATCAGGATAAACTTAGAGGTACTATCACAGAAAAGGATGGAACTGTCAGAGCTAAAAAATACACTGATCTGGACAGAGAGTGGTCAGCCGTTCAAAACCAGTTTAGAAAAGAGTCCCTTAAACTAGGCAATACAGCGTATGCCATTCACCAAGCTATAACTCATCACCAGTGCCACATTGAGGGTAGGACTAACAGCCCTGATTCAATCAATGCGTCTAGGATCAGATTCAATAACTTAATAAATCCTACTGGATCGAACAGTCAGAGAATCAATAGATCACTTGAAAAGTGTCTAGCCCTGACTACTGTATAGCCATTCATCAGTCTAAGGTGAGTCTTACTTGATACAGTTAAGAAGTAGCACTTTTTAAAACTTAAAAGGTATAAACACACCTTACAATAATTAAGATAATAGGTTTTTAACTTATTATCTTTTTTATTTTTGGGGGTTGACAATGTAGCACAGTAGTCTTTATACTATATAGTGTAGTACACCAAATTACACATGACTTTATCTAATTTCAACTCAAGTCAACTCAACCACATTATAGATATTCTTAATAAAGAACATTCTAAAATGAGTATTTTTATAGATGGGTTGAGAGAGTCTAAACCTTATATGGCACATCCAGAGCCAATGAAACAACATTACAATGTTTATGTCCAGAGATGTCAGGATGAGGCAGATGATCTACAGCAGATAATAGATCAGGTCGGTGATGAATTAAATAAATTAAATGAGGTTAAGTAAAATGAGAGAACCTAGAACTTTTAAGCAATTAGCTGATCATCCACATGTATCATCAGCACACACTGAGGGCAATGATCCTCAGTACGGTGTGGACTATTGGGTGTATTTAGAGTTCCCATATATCAGTCCTATGACTGAGACTCAAACAATACATGAGTATGGAATGAAAGATACTTTAAGAGAATTTAAAAATAGGGAACTTAACTATCTTTATTTTCTTTCAGAGGACTGGATCGGTAGAAGACCTAAACCACCTGAGCAGAAACAGCCTACAGAGGGCCAGCTAGAGTTACCTCTGGAACAGATTAAGTATGAGGATGAAAAGAAAGAATATGTAGATAAACTTTCTAAAATCTGGTCCGACTGTTTTATTCATTCCATTAAGAATGACCAGAGCCATATAGGAAAATTGCTTAGGATCAAAAATGATTATCATAGAGGCATATTTCCAGACTGGAGGAATTATGACAAGTATTAAAGAAATTACTGAGGCCACTGATTAGGCCACTGATTAGGCCACTGATTAGCCACTGATTAGTCAGTGGTTTTTTTTTTTTTTTTTTTTTTTTTTTTTTTTTTTTACAGTCTCAAAATTTTCTCAAATGAGTCTCAAATATCCAGCTGACTGTCTTAGGTTGTGTCTCATAGTAAACACTTAATAATCCTATAATTCTAGAGTGCTACACGTGTGTTTGTACCTGACCAAATTAAGGTTAATTTTAGCTATTTTAGTAAATCAGAAAGTCAGGCTATATTTTGAGTCTCAAGCGATATAATTAAGAATCCTATAATATAAAATTAGTCCTAATCTGGTGTTGACATGTAGCACAATAGACGCTATATATAAAGAGTATTCTATATTAATTTGATTATGGCCACCCAAGCTAAACACATCTGGCATAATGCCGAACAGATGCACAAGATTATTAAAGAAGAGACAGAGGCCAACTCTGGTTATTTTGATGAGCCACCTGTAAAAAAGGTTGTTATTGAAGATGGTCCAGATGGTAGAAAGTCTGTCTATTATGAATGTCCTCCTAGTCAGTGGGCTGTAGATGTCCTTATTAATGAGGCTAGAATTAACGGAGGTCAAAACTAATGGCAGTCGCAACCTATCCAAACAAATATTGCTCCGACCTTAAGAGTGGCTGGTGCATCAGGACTAAATATAAAGGCCCCACCGATTACAGGGGGCCACGCATACACGCAACAGTCCAGAGAGACAGCAACACACTATGGGAAGTAGCTCTAGAACCTAACAGTGAGTTGGAATCAGTAGACAATCACCGCAGAGCAGCCCAACTTATGATTGACACTTGGGACTTTAAAGAGTACCACCCCAACATGAAAATCTTTGCTTATGGGTTTGACTGCTCATCTGGTTATTATTTCCTAGTCAACACCCCCGCAGAGTTAACTTAGTTTTTATCTTTATTCATCACAGCAACCCCTTAAACACATGACACGCCTTAGCAACAGCCACCGCCCACAGAGATCAACCAGCCCCCGCCCCAAAATTCAAGCTTATGCACTGGCTGTAAGTCTGGTCTCTATAGTATTGGCCAGTGCCTACGCTGGCAGCGATGCCCACTACAAGCAATGTCTGGAGGATGCCGAGACAGCTCGCCAGAAAACAGAGTGCCACCTGACCTATTTAGGCCGATAGCCCGCACAGCGTAGCCCAGAGGCAACACCGCCCAGCCCTCACCCCCCACCGCATGGGGGGCGGGTTTTTATTTTGTAAAATTTTTTGTAGATGATGGGGAACCTACTGATAAATCACGGCATAATTTGATTATGTACTACAATATTATTATACTAAACTACTACAATAGTGTCAATTAATCTTTCTTCTCTTCTACCTTAATTGATAGTTGTGGAGTCTTAAGATTGATGGTCTCTTCGCTCTCCCCTAGTACTTTACCCAGTGAATCCAGTATTTGAGCAGCAGTTTGGTACTGTCCTCTCCTAACAGCCTTGTTAAAAAGGTTCATTCTCATTCCCTGGAGTCGCCCAATCATCTTCTCTCTATCTTTATTCCAGTCCTCATCGTTCCATACCTTTACCTGCTTCCAATCTTCCCAGGCTGTCCACACCGAAACATTTTCTTTAGCTGCATGATCCAGCACTAATTGTCTTGTAGTTAAACCCTCTATCTGTCTTTTATATAACTTCTGCTGTCTTGCTTCTATAACTGCTCGACTGTTTCTCTTACCATATACTCCTAATCCTTCTTTTGTTTTAGGTGCATTTGGATTGTCTGCGTTTGGGTGAAAGTATGCTTGAGCCACGGACTAAATTGATACTATTTATTTGCATGATAACCCTAAATGTAGTACTTAGTCGACAAAATTAGGATAAAAAGTTAAATTTAAGCTATTCTTTACTACATGAGTGCAGCTACAACCGAAAATTTAACGCTCAGATGGGCCCAGGGGGAGGTGTTCAACGCACAAAACAGATTTAGAGTCCTCGTAGCTGGTAGAAGATTCGGAAAATCCTATCTTTCCTGCATAGAACTGGTAAAAGCAGCAATAAATCGCCCAGGTGAAACTTACTTTTACTGTGCTCCCACCTATCGCATGGCAAAAGACATTGCATGGAAAGAACTAAAGAAACTCGTACCAAGAGAATGGATACAATCCAAAAATGAAACCGACCTCAAAATAGAACTAATCAATGGATCGCTGATAGAACTAAAAGGCACAGAAAACGCAACAACCCTGCGTGGCCGAAGCCTAGCTGGAGTAGTACTCGATGAGGCAGCCTTCATGGATGCAGAAGTATGGTTCGAGGTAATCAGACCCGCACTTGCAGATAAACAAGGTTGGGCCCTATTCATTTCTACACCAGATGGTACAGCCTCTTGGTTCTACGATTTATGGTGTTACGTTCCACAAGATGAAACAGGTGACTGGAAACGCTGGAGCTTTACCACCATAGAAGGGGGCAATGTCGCAAAAGAAGAAGTTGAAGCAGCCAAGGCCCAGCTAGACCAGCGAACATTTAAGCAGGAGTTCGAGGCCAGCTTTGAGAATCTCACAGGTCTCGTTGCAGTCTCATTTTCAGACTTCAATGTTTCTGAAGAAGCAAATGATTTACAGTTCCTTCCACTGCTTTTAGGAGTCGATTTTAACGTAGATCCACTTTGCGGAATCTGTGCAGTACGCCACCAGAACTATTTATACGTATTTGATGAGATAATTCTTACTGGTGGAGCAACCACCTGGGATTTTACAGAAGAGGTAATAAACCGATACGGGGTAGATAGAAGAATAGTTGCTTGCCCTGACCCAACAGGTGCAGCCCGAAAAACATCGGGAGTAGGATCAACTGACCACAATATTCTCCGAAGAAGTGGATTTACTGTTTCATCACCTAGAGCACCCTGGAAAATACGTGACAAGATAACCTGTGTAAACACAGCATTATTTGATGCAGCCGAAGAAAGACGCACACTAATTCATCCAAGATGTAAAGAATTAATAAAAGCACTGAGAACACTCACTTATGCTCCCAACACAGGTTTACCTAACAAAAATTTAGGTGTAGATCATGCTTTTGATGCTTTCGGATATTTATGTTTACAACAATTTAATCTTGTAAAACCTGAGAATTTAGGGCAAACTGGGTTTAGAATATACTAATATTACTAATCCCCATCACCATGTATCATTCCACTACAAAGAAAAAGAAGAAGAAAAAGAAGGGAGGTAAAAAGCGTGGCGAATGTTCCTGTAAATAAAGCGTTATACTCTAGGGTAAAAGCAGAAGCTAAACGCAAATTCGCTGTTTACCCTTCAGCTTACGCTAACGCATGGCTTGTACGAGAGTACAAAAAGCGTGGTGGCACTTATCGCACAGGAACTAAGAAACGTGGCAAGAAGTAGTGGTGGTCTAACCCGTTGGTTCAAAGAAAAATGGGTAGATGTCAAAACTGGTAAACCCTGTGGCCGATCAAAAGGTGAAAAACGAGGCTATCCAGCTTGCAGACCCAGTAAACGAGTCTCAAGTAAGACACCTAAGACAGCTTCAGAAATGTCAAGTGCCGAAAAAGCACGTTTTAAGCGTGAAAAAACAGGTAGCAAAAAGATAAGTTATCAACATAGACGCAAAAAGAAGAAAAAATAGCTTTAAAAGTTGCAGTTTCAAGGTAATATAGGCTTAGATGTAATTTTTCACCAAAATCATGGCATTTTTTCGTGGCGAAGAAGGCTCTGTATCATTTGATAACGGATCTGGAACAGTTGGAGCTATAGCTTCTACAACAGCTTGGACTTTAGACGTAACAAAAGACACACTAGAGACTACTTCTCATGGTTCAACCTCAAGAACCTTCGTAGGATCTCTAATCTCTGGATCTGGTACAGTCGATCTTCTTTACACAGCAACATCTGGAGATGATACTGCTGAAATTATTAACGATGTATTAACTACTGAAGATGATGGAACTGCTGCATTTAACCTATTTTCAGATACATCAGGTGGTAAAAAGCTAAGTTTTAACGGAATTATTACAGGAACTACATTCAGTTCCACAGTTGGTGACATTTCCACAGTATCAGTTAGCTTTATAACAACTGGTGCTATCACTTCTGCTGTCTAATGCCTAAAGGATCTTATTCTCCTAAACAACGAAAGTTAGCTTCAGTAGCTCCTCCAATAGACAAGATCACTGCTGCTGACTTCAAAAAGCTAAATGCTAAAAAGAAAAAGAGGAAAAAGAAGTGAAACTCACCACTCGCCAAAAGAATCTATTAGATAAACATTCTGAACATCATAGTGCAAAGCACATGGAGTTTATGAAAAGGCGAATGAGAGCAGGAGATACTTTTACCCAAGCCCATAAAAAGGCACAAGCGAAGGTAGGCAAGTAATGGCTAAACGAAAAGGCGTAAGTCTGTCAGTCGGAAGAGGTGAAAAATCGAAGAAAGGTGGACTAACTGCAAAAGGTAGAGCTAAGTATAACCGAGCTACAGGCAGCAACTTACAAGCACCTGTAACCGAAAAGAACCCTACAGGTAAAAGGGCAGCTAGACGAAAATCATTTTGTGCCAGGATGAAAGGAGTCAAAGGTCCTATGAAAGATAGTAAAGGCAGACCAACTAGAAAAGCATTAGCATTAAGGAGATGGAAGTGCTGACATGACTTACGCAATCCCAGGCCCAATACGAACCAACATTGTCTCATCTACTTCTGTAGGTGGGCCAGACAGTCCTTTCACTCGCACTAGGGCTGTTCTAGATATGATGAAAGGCTGGGAAATAATGAAAGCAGTAAGTGAAGGAACAGACTATTTACGAACAAATAGCGAAGCATTTTTACCTCTCGAACCAAGAGAAGATTACGATGCTTACTTAGCAAGAGTAAACAGAGCAGTATTCAGCCCTTTTACACAGAGACTAATAAGAGCAGCAGCAGGTTTAGTACTACGTAAACCAATAACACTTACAGGCGATCCATATTGGACAGAGATGTTCAAAATGGACGTAGACGGCTGCAAGTCAGATTTAGATGAATACGCACGAAGAATACTAATGTGTTCTCTCACATACGGCCAAAGCCACATACTTGTAGATTACCCAGCACCTTCTGGAGCAGTAAGTCTCGCTGAAGAGCGTTCCCAGAACCGCAGACCTTACTGGATTGAAATTGATCCAACAAATTTGTATGGATGGAGATTGGATAGAGAATCAAATTATGGAAATCTAGTTCAAGTACGTATAGGAGAAAAAGCTGTCCTGCCTGATGGTGACTTTGGTGAAAAAGTTTTCGATCAAGTCAGAGTAATCGAACCAGGTAGATACAGACTATTCCGCAAAAAAGAACAGATAGAAGAAATGTATGACGTTTCTGACGGCAGCACTACAGGTCAGTTTGAAGTAGGTTCATCTGAAAAAGATTACAAACAGGTAGAATCAGGCAATTTTTCTCTTGGAGAAATACCTTTAGTAACAATCTATTCTGGTAAAACAGATAATTTAGTCAGCAAACCACCTTTATTGGACATCGCATACCTAAATCTTGCACATTTTCAAAGACAGGCTGACCTAATCCACAGTTTGCACGTTGCCTCACAACCATTATTAGTAATGGAAGGTTATGACGATCAGACCAAAGACCTTGCTATATCTGTAAACTACGCAATGGCTACACAACCTGGAAACAAAGTTTACTATGTAGAGCCAGCTTCCAGTGCTTTTGACGCACAATCAGCAGAAATAAAAGAGCTTCAGATGCAGATGGCAACACTTGGAATCAGTACATTATCACAACAGAAATTTGTAGCTGAATCAGCCGATGCTCGTAGACTAGATCGTGTAGATACAAACTCTATGCTTGCTATGGTTTCTATGGAGCTGGAACAAAAACTACAAAAAGCCTTCAATCTATCAGCCGAGTATGTTGGAATTGAACCACCAGAAGTAAAAATAAGCAGAGACTTCGACATTGAAAGACTTATTGGACAGGATATTACAGCTTTAACATCTCTATTCGATCAACAAGTTATTGATAGAGAAGAATTTAGGGACATTTTGGTACAAGGTGAAGTTTTACCAACAGCAAATGAGGCCAAATCCGAATAGTTTGATACAATAGTATATAAGTACATCTTTATTATGGCTAAATCGTTAGACCATGTTCTGCAATCTGACGGAACTTGGAAATGGGAAGAAGTAGAACTTGTACATTCAACTGCACCAGTTGAACCCGAAGCCTGTCCTGCTCCAGAACCAAAAACAACTAAGAAAAAAGTTGCTAAAAAGAAAACTACTAGCCCATTATCTGACTAATTCATGGCAATCGAAGAAAAAGTAATTCAGCCTGAGTCTGTGACCAACGCTGAACAGCCCGTGGCTGAAACTACTTCACAACCACAAGCACCTAATCTTGATAGCATTAAGAAGCAATACGAAGAACAGGTAGCCGCAGCCCGTAAGGAAGCTGCCGAAGCACAAGAAAAGTTCAAAGGTATTAAAGGTAAATTAGATGAAGTTTACAAACAAAAAGAAGAAAAACGTACCAAAGACCTAGAAGAACAGGGTCAATGGAAAACTCTTTGGGAAGAAGCTAACAAAACTGCACAGGATAAAGACCAGCAGATAATAAGTTTGACTCAACAGCTAGAAGATTTAAAAAGCTCTAACGAAGTAGCATCTACAAAGACAACAGCTCTTGCAGCTATCAGCAATGCAAATGCTATAAACGCAGAGCAGATGCTTTCTTTGTTACAAAATAAGTTACAAAAGAACGCTGAAGGAAATGTAGTTGTCCTAAACGGTGGAGTAGAACAAGACATAAACACCTATCTCACCAGTCTCAAAAATCCTGGTAGTGGATATGAACATCACTTTAAACCAAGTTCTGCTGCTGGTATGGGTGCAAAGCCAAGCCCAGTGGCAAATGCAGGTGGAGGTCAGGTAAACCCTTGGAAAACGGGCAATCTAACGCAACAGATGATACTATTAGAACAAGACCCACAGCTTGCAGCAGTGCTCAAGCAAGAGGCTCAGAAATAGTTAGTTTCAGTGAGACTAATCCCCTTATCTGTGATTAGGGTATCGCAAACTTAAAAAGGTAAATCTGAATGGCTGCTCCGTTTCAGAATTATTCTGGCGGTGTCCTATTAGCGGACATCGTTAAGAGAAATAATCTCAGCACATACGTTTCCGAAGCTAT